TGTCAGTACTTCTACAATATCTCTATATTCATTATCATCTTCAATTATATAGTCAGATCTATCAATAATACCTTTTGCAAGTTTATAATTTTTCATTAACCTTCTTGCATTTCTACGGATTTGTTTTAAACCATTCCACTCTAACCAGTCTAAGTTCCAAGCAGCCCATTCTTCATCTTTATCTTTTTTAGTTAAAAATTGTAATGGTTGGGTAATACTACCCATTCTATTATGTGATACTTTTGCTCCTTTCTTAGCTTGTAATGCGTTTATAATCTGCATATCTTTTATTTAAGATTTTTAAATGGGGATCTTTTAAATCCCTGTCCTCCAGAATAAAAAGATTTACCCATATGCCGGAACGGACTACTATTTAATTTAAACAAATTTTCTGACTTTTGCAAGTTTTTAGCTGCATCATCCATGATTGTTCTTTTAGAATAACCCCTATTTGCTTGTTGTATTTTCATAAAAGCTACAAGTGCACAGAATGAAACCAGTCTATCCACGTTAAGACCTTCAGTATATTCTCTCATTTCTTTGATCAACATTGGATCTGGAATTCTTTCTATGCCGTACTTGGTTCTAACAATAGTACCATCAGGTTTAGTTTCAACATCTAATTCTTCTCTAGTGTATTCAATAGCATAACTTATCAAGTGAGCTTTGAATAAAGTACCTGTATTCTTCCAGCCATACTCCTGGAATACATTAGCATTAGATCCCAAATCTTTTAAGAACATAATCTGACTCTTAGGTACAAGATATCTTTGTTTCTTTCTAGATATCATATACTGGATAAATAAGGAGATGTTATTCTCTACCAGTGTCCAGGCATTATACCACTCTATAATTAACTCTAGTTGTTGATGTGTTCTATTGATATCATCATATCTACCACACCAAGCTGCAACTAGCTTATCTGGTTCTATGTATGTTTCTGTTTCTGTACCAGTTACTTTAGTAACTTCTACTGGAGCTTTCATTATATAAATAGAACATAGTGATTCTGAAGTAGTTGTCTTACCTTCACCCACGGGGTCAATAGAAGCATAATACTGTCCAAATGCTGGATCTTTTATTGGTCTTTCCCATACTACAACACAACCGGTTTTATCTTCAGTTTTTTTGTTTATAGGAAATTCCATGATTGGTCTTTTATAACTATTCTTTACAGTAGGTTTACCATCGGCATCTGTAGATATATCTAAGAATTCATAAGCATATTCTTTATCTTCTATTCTTCTTTCTTGAGCTGTAAGTAGATGTGCAGGAAATACAGATACACTTCTGTTAGCAAAAGCTTCCTCTATATTTCTTGGGTGCTGAGAAAGTTCTAGTTGATAAGCTTCCGGAGTCATGTTTTTTTTACATTCTTCAAAATACTTATCTAGATACTCTAATGCTTGCTCAACTAAACTATTACCATACTCATCAATACAAGGAGGCATTGACCATTGTTCTGGAATAAATAAACCTGTTCTACCTACAGTACCTTTTTTATCTATCAGATCTGTTTCTACTGAGTATATATCATTACCGTCAGGTTTTAAGATCATATCTTTTAGTGGTCCACATTGAGCTAAATCTCCCACAGATCCTGCAGCTATAAACATCCCTGTAGTAATAAGTCCTGATTTAAGAGCTGGTTTAATATAACCAAATGTCTGATCCATCTTTGGAGCAATTCCGGCCTCCTCATGGAAAAAGTATTTAACCGGACCCCCTACACCATTTGTTGGATCTTTCTCAAATGACATACCTTGTATAGTACCTTTAAGACCAACTTCAGTTTTTCTGTCACCTTTTCTTACCTCAATCTTCTGTTGCCACATCATTACTTTACTTGGATTCATTGGACGGTACCAAGCTGTATGTTCATTTAGGAATGCTGCATACTCATCTAGAAATTTCCAAGAACCTTTTTCATTAATGTAGTCTTTAAGACTTGCTCCAATTTTTAAAGTAACCCCTGCTTCAAACCATTGCTGATTTATAAACTTAGCCATGTGATAATAGGAAGAAGCTATCTGACGTTTCTTTAGAATGGCTGAATGTTTATAATTAAGTTCTGCTAATAATTCATAAAGAGCTAAATGGTACTGTGCATCCCGGATCTTAGCAAAGTCAAACTTCTGTTGTTCTTTATCAAAGATTGGTAGAAAGTTTAACCACATGTAGTATTCTCTAGCTACAAACCAAGTATCATCACCATCTTTTACAATAATACCTTTTCTACATTTTAACTTCTGGTCATCCCAGTAAGTTATAAAGTCTCTTGACTTGAAGGGAGCAACACAGTATACTCCATCTTTTCTAAACTTTGTTGATTCTGATATGAATACTTCATTTGTTGTACTGTTGAAGTTGTATTTTCCAGGTTCTTTAAAAACACTAAATACAAAGTTTGTGAAGTCCTCTCTGGATTTAAAACTTGTACTGGTCCAGTTTCCGTTTTCATATGTTGGTATGTCTTGATATATTTCACTCATAGTTATTGGTCATATGCAGTACCTATACCTCCGCGGACTCTACTAGATTGTTCTTCTTGTAGATCCTTATAAGCACCTTTAAATGAAGCTCTGATCTGATCAAAGTTCTTAGCTGCAGCAATTAGTGAATTAATATTTCCGTCCCGGCCTGCAGTAATTGTTGTTGTTTCCATATATCTAGCTAATCTATCTAACATGGATGCAATACCTTTATAAGCTCTAGATGTTGGTGTCTCATACATTTTTTGACAAAACATCAAAGCTATGTATATGGTTTCATCTTCTGTAGAAAAATCTCCTTGTACTTCTTTAAGTATCATGTGCTCTTTATCTACATCAGGAGTAAAGAAAAATGGATTTAAGTCCGGATTAGGACAGCACATATAAAATAAGTACATGTAGATCTTAAGGTATTCATCTGGATATTCATCCATGACATCCTTAAGAGCTTTTAGTGTATAACAATGTTCAGTAGGAATTACTTTACCATTCTGAACATCAAATAGTTTAGTTAACATTATTTCTTTTTAATATATTAATAGGAGCCTTTTTATTTTTTTTAAAACCAAACATAAAAAATAAAGCATCTATTAATGAAGTAGCTTTATATTCTTTATATCCAGTGTTAGAAAGAACTGACCAACTTGTTTTTTTTGATAATTCATAATTATGAAACGGAATCTCTAAAATAAATATTGGTACTTTATAAAGATTTTTTACTAATGTGTATTTAGAAGTTTTCCATTTAATATCACCAACAAGTATTACATGATTACCGTCAAATTTAAAGTTAAAAAATTGTATCATATTATTTCTTTTTAATTTTGTCTTTATTATCATGTAAGTAATGCATAATAGCCAATACCTCATCTACTAAATAAGGTACCGATATTGGTTTTACTTCTTTTAGTATTGGATCTCCATTCTCATCTTTCTTAATAACTGGATATCCCCAGTTGTCTTCTGCTTCTACTTCAAAGCTTATATGATGTATAAATATTCTTCCCGGTTTTAATTTAGGATTATGCTTCAATATAATATACATATAAATACTAAGCTGTAAAGCATAATGATTAAAATTACAATCATCTAGGCTGTCTACTGGAGGTAACATCTTTTCAGACTGTCCCTCCCAGTTTACATAAGATTCTTTCTTAATCTCTTTGTTAGTTTTGTAGTCAATGATATTTACTTTACCATTGACTACTTCCACTAAATCTGATTGTCCACAGATACCAACTGATCTAAGATAGACCATATGTTCTGGATACACGCCTGGTTCTAGTTTTTGTAAGGGTGCTATTTTAACACCTTGGGTAACTTCACTTGGTTTAAATACAGGTACAGTTATACCTTCTCTTTCTATTGAAGCTAAAGAACATAAATCTATCTCTCTCTGATTATGATACCATGTACCAAGAAGAATAGATCTGTCAGCTTCATTACTCCAAATTTGTTGAATAGTATTAGGATCTATTCCAGACCACTTAGACTTCTTAGACTTGGAAACTTTCTCAGCAACTTTTTTTGCATCAAAAGGTTTCTTAAAATGGGAAACAAGTGTTGTAACACTTATCCAGTCAATAGCCTCTCCATCTATACTGGAGTAACTATGATTATCTGCATTGAATTTTATCATAACTTTTCCAATTCTTCTTCTTGTTCTTCTGTAGCTATTGCATCCCATTTACCTAGTGGGCATTCTGAAGCAAGTGACCGTGTCTTAAATGCAAGTGAACAACCACATTCATTACAGCATGGAGCAGTTCCTTTTACAGCACACTTTCTACCTTTCATTTCACAATCATCACAGATAGAATGTCTTAGTCTTGCAATTTCTTCTACAGTTTCATCACGGATAACAGAGTTGGTTATACCTTCAATTATCTGTTTCCGGTTCTGCCAAATTAATTTTAGTGTGTTTTTCATTTTTTTCTTGTCTAAAGTTTATTTTTCTTTCTCTTTCAGTTAAGTACTTTTTTTGTACTTCAATGAGCAGACCTAAATTATTTTCTATTCTTACTTTTCTAGAATATGCATTAAAGGTAGAAGCATCATAGTTTTCAAGTTGGTTTTGATGTTTTTTAATTGATGATTCAACCCATTTAGGTTTTATTACAAAGTGCCCTAAACCATCCATATTTACCCTTGGATAAATTAGTTCAGATAAATGGAATCTTAACTCTTTATATAAGTATTCAATAAAGTCTTCAACTAATGTTTCTTCTACATTCAGATCTTCTGCAACTTGTGAATATAGTTTACTGGCTTTCTTGGGTATCATTTCCTAAGAATTTATAGTCAAGTAATATATTACCTTCAGTCTGAATTTTTAAATCCGGATTAAGTTTAATAAGTTTTTTGTTATCTGTATCCTTAATAACTAATCCATTTTTCTCAGCTTTATTAATACAATTTCTTACAGTCTGAGGTGTTTTAAATATCCAGTCTTCTTCTGCAGAAGCATCTAAACAAAAGTTAGTCAGTTCAATTGGTTGATTAAAACTTAGTAAAGTTAAACAGTTAAGGTCAGATTCACTCATTGCTATTTTATTTACATAGCAATGAGTTAAAATCTGAAATTTTACTACTTCCCATTTGGGCATTTTAACACGTTTCTGTACCTGATTAACTAGGGCCATGACTAGTTCTTTTTAAGCTTTCTTTCTTTAGCTTGTATTTGTTCTTCTTCTTCCTCAAGCTCTTGTCCTTGAGATTGTGACATCATCATAGCAAACTGATACTGAAATTGAGCTCTCTTAAACCTTGCTTCTTCAATGTCAGTAAGTAATTTTTCATACTTTGCTTGTGATTCTAGATATGGAACAGACTCATCATAAAACTGTTTCATTTCTTCTTTTCTAGCCATCAATTCTTCATGTGATAGCTCTTGCTCTGGTTGTTGGTTTTCCATGATATATTAATTAAGTTTAGACAAATATACAATTTTAAGTTTAAACTAAAAATATTTAAAATAAAAAATCCAGGCATAGAACATACCTGGATCATACAAACTATAGTGGTAGTTTACTCTTTACTTTTCATTTTTTTATAGGCTCCATAGCCCAATCCTCCAAGAGCTCCTGCTACCACAGTGCCAAGAACACTACCTTTTTTTTCAACTGATTTACCTACAGATCTAAAAGCTTTTTTACATGCTTTTTTAAATCTATCACCAGGTCCGCATTGTTCAGTAGCACCACCAGCAGCATAACTCTTCATTGATCTAATTATTGGAGCAGGTCCACCTTTTTGCATTGACTTACAAAATGCTGTAGCATCTGTAACTCCTTTTAATCCATGTTTCATAGTTAACGGTTTTTAATAGTAAAGTTTAACACAGTAACTAAATAGAACTCTCTAGAAAAATCTATCTCTAATGTAAATATGTCTAATGCTGAGATTCTTAATCTTATCATTAGTTTATCCCACTGTCTAGCAGAACCTTTCCAGTTATTTCTAAACTTCATTACTTCTTGTTTCTTTTAGCTAAATGTTTAAGTATCCAACGGCTAAATGTAGTACCTATTGTTTTCAATACTTTGTTATCAGCATCTACTGTAACTTTAGAACCTTCAGCAGTTTTTTCTACTGTAACATCTAATTTAGGAGTGTCAATCTTAACATGCTGTTCTGTTTCTGTAGCATGTACTTCTACATCAACTTTTGGAGTATCTATAACTACATCCAAGTTTTTCTTGTCTTTTTTAACGTAGGCTCTTTTAGTTTTTGTTTTTACTTCTAGCTCTACATTAACTTCTTTTTTCTTTCTTCCCATTGTTAAAAGTTTTAGTTAATTAATATACTATGACCCTATCTCAAAATGCATCCAGTCATAATTCTTTTCTCTACCCAGGCTAATAAAGCCATGTTTGTAAAATATGTCTATCATCTGTTTATACTCAGGTCTTGCAAACCTAGCAGTCTTAGATGTTTCTTTTAAAGTGTTTCTGGCAGGATCTAAATCAATAGCAATACCCCAAGAGTGTTTACTCCAAGCTGAACCACCTCTCATTTTACGGAAATTAAAACAACCACCAAAAAGATCTATTCCTAGTTCTTTAATCTTAGGTAATCCATAAGTTGTAAGGATATCTTTAAATACAGCCTCAAACTTATCAGCAACTAATCTATGACATCTTAGTCTAGTAACTGTTGTGTCTAAATCCCAAGCTAATCTCATTGGGTAAGGTAGATTAACAGTAACAAGATATGCGGCTCCAGTTTCAGTTGGAGTTCCATACTTCTTAATTGTCTGAGTTGTTGTCAACATCTTCTTCTATATTTGTTGGTTGGTCAATTGTCAGTTGTGATAATGTAGCAGCTACTGTTCCTGCTGTTACTACATATCCAGCTGCTGTGACTAATGCTGCTGGTAAAGTTACTGGAGCTGCAATAATTACTCCTGCTACTGCTCCGGCAACTATTGCTATTCTTTGCACCTTTTTCCAAAAGCTAGGGGTTGGTGCATCCCATCTTTGTTTTAATTGCTTCATTTATTTAGTATCAATTGCTTCACTGCATCTGACAGTTCACTTACATTTTTTGCTAGATTTTTTATTTCTAGTTGAGTAAGCTCTTGGATAGCTTGGTATTTTAATTCTGAACTCTGTTGAACTAGTTCTATCTTACCTTTAAGTTTTCCTAATTCTTCAGCTCTTTTTTGATCAGTTTGCATTAAAAGCTCTATGTCTTTTCTTGCATCCAAATATGCTGTTCTTAAAAAAAATCCGAAAATAGTTAATATTGTTCCGGATATAAAAAGTATTAAAGTTAAAACCCAAGTTTCCATACTGCACAAATAAATAATTACACTATAATATACAAAAAAATTTTGATATAAGTATAATTACTTAGTTTAAATCTATAACAACCTCATAACCTTGTTGTTCATAAGCAATCTTAGCATACTTATGAGCTGTCTCTAATGATTGAACTTCACCTTCTTCAAGGTTAGATTTATAATTTCCAATAGGAACATCAGTATAAAGTATCTTACCTTCTGCAAATGTCTCTGCATTAGCAAATGTTGCTACTTCTCCCTCAATAGTGTTTCCTGGAAAATCACCCAAGAATCTAATTCTACCATAAACCTCTGGTAACTCAATACTTGTTCCTGAGATTGTAATCTTTTTTTCTTCTGTTGCTTTAATTAAAATTGCCATAATATTTTTTTTGCTAAATTAATAATTAATTTTCAAAAGGTAGTGGTGGAGTTGTTACTTCAAATGTTATTGGCTCTCCTAAAACTACTTTTAAACTTTCATCAAATTTAATATACCAAAAAATAGGTGTATCTAAATTTGCTACTTGATATTCACACCAATTTTGTGTAACATCATCAGGTGAAACTGGAATGCCATAATAAGCATCACACATTTCTCTTGCATTAATAGCATCTTGCTCCGTTGTATATTTATATCCAATTACTTCCATAATTAATAAAAATTATCAATATTTGTTTCTATTCCTACTCTATTTGAAAACTGGTCTGAATTGTATAAAACATATTCTTGAATATACATATTTGCAGTAGCCACACCAAGATATTCAACCTGATTTATTTTTAATCTATGTGGAGGTGCTTGAGGTGCATTTAAAGAATTTGTATTTGAATTTATTAATGATCCATTTATATAAAAACTATTTGCTCCACTTTTAAAAAATTGAGATAATATTTTTTGACCAGAAGAAAAAGCAGTTGAAAAAGAAACAGCTTGGCAACTTGACACGTAATTTGTTGGATTATTAGTCGATCCAGTTATATATAAACTATTAGACTGACCATTAGTGCTTGAACCATTCCCAATAGATGAAATATAATCTATACTAAATCCACCTCCTAATTGAGATATTTGCTGCATAACACAAAATGCACTAACCCCATTTGTATAATTAGGTGTAAAAAAATATGAAGAGGTTAAAACTTTATCAAATCCTGTCGTCATTGAAGGCTTGCTATTTAACAAAATAACACCAGTTATTGAATCATAAATTTTAAATTGATTAACGGCAACTCCATTTGTAAGGTTTATATTATTCCCACTTTGGTCATACCAAGTTGTTACAAACCCATTTGCCCCACTACAAAATGTATTTAAAGATGCCGTATCTAAAACATTATTTACAAAGCCAATGTTTTGCTCCGTATTATCACTTGAACGCCTTACTCTTATTGCACTACCTGAGTATGCTGTTCTTAGTTTTCTAAGTGAATAAGCAACCGATGCACCTGTATAAGTGTCAAGCAGCAAAGGTTGTGCTTTAGGCATTATTGATATTAAACTGTAGTAGCTCATATTATGCTTCTTGTGATACTCCTAATACATCCCATTTACTATCTGTAGAGTTATAAATAACTCCTACATAAGTTAACTTATTTGCTACTGTTGTAGTAGGTAAGGTAACTCCGATAGCCCTATAATTAGTATCCCAAGTTATAGCTCTACCAGTACCATCATCTTTAATTCTAATGATTAAGTCTTGACCTTGATACCAAGTCCCAGTTGGATTAGCAATAGTTAATGCAGCCGCTTGTGCTGTTATTACTACTTCTTCATTACCTGCTACTGGAGTTACTGTAGCTGCACTTACTACTGATTGAACTGTTGGAACAATAGTAGATGTTGCAAGTAATCCTTGAGATGCTAATGCTGTTGCTATTCCTTGTGATGTTGTTACAGCTGCTTCTTGATACAACTTAATAATAGAACCATTCTCTGTTCTAAAGTGTGGTGCTGCATTATCAGTTGTTGCGTCTGCTGAATATTGTTGGAAAGCATCGGCAGGAGATGTAGTTGGTGCTACACCGTTTGCTATTGCTATTGTATTAGTGGCAGATGTTCCGAATGTCATTACATTTACACCAAAATTTCCAACATTAGGCATAAACTTAAATACTTTTACAGTTTGTCTATTTATGTAAAAATTAGAACTTACTGATATAACAGATGTTCCTTGACCATCACCAACATTTCCTTGGTTATTTTCCCATACAGCATTTGACACACTATCTCCATAAGAAGTACCTAAACCATGTCCACCTAAATCAAATCTTTTTGTAGTACCACTTTCACCACCATTTATTATTCCGTTTATCCTAATAGACCCAGTTGAAAATGATCCACTAGTTCTTTCATCACGTACTTGAAAAATTAAATTGCCAAATTGCCCATTTCTTAATGTTAGTATAGGTTGAGCAGAACCAAAATCGTGTCTTACTAAAATTTGTCCATCAGGCGTTGTTGTGCTTGTTCCAAAAATTATTTGTGCCGAGCCTAAGGAAGTAAGTAAATTCCCTGTATCATTACTATTCCTAATTCTAAATACAGGATTAGATAACCCATCTGCTGCTCTTACGTCAAGTCTTGCACCTGGTGTTGATGCTTCTGTTCCAATTCCTACTGTACCACTACTATTTATTGTAAATATAGGATTAGTTGTTAAACCAGTCCCTAATGTATTTCTTCCATGAATATTAAAGAAGTTTGTATTAGAAGCAATAGTTCCTAATCTAAATGTAGCTAATGCTGAATTAGGATTACCAACAACATGGAATAAATTATGAAATGAATTTTTAATTTGAAAATTATAGTTTACACCATCCCACCAAGTAGATGCTCCATTTGCTAAAGTACCAACAGCTATGTGTGATGTTGTGTTAATTGGTTTTACTTCTATAAAAGGGAAATCACCAGCATTTATCTTGATCATTTCTTCACTTGAGAAGTCTCTTCTCATGGATAAATTAGCGCCACTACCACTACTACTAAAAATAGCTTTACCAGTAGTACTTAAAAATGTCATAGTATTGTTACCAGCAATCTCTATTAAATTAGCTGTACCAGCACTATTCTGAACATTGAATGGTATATCACCTGCCCCTGTATTAACAGCCTTTAATCCTAATCTTTTTAATGTATTGTCATAAGTAAAGTTAGC